GTCTAGTTCGTCGATCATTGTATCAAAACCGACAAACGCTGAGCGTGGAAATAGTTGTTTTGCTGTTAACGTCATGTTGTGACTCCTAAATAATTAGCAAGTTTATAATGGATACCCGACCAATTCGGCATATCCGGTACTATATATACAAGTTATGAGATTAAACGTAACAATTTATTAAATAAATGTTACTATTATTCGTCATCATCACTATCATCAATTTCAATGACAGGGACTTCGACATCAACCAACACAATGCTCTCATTTTCAATCATGTTGATTATTTCATTCGTGACATTTATATCCATCTGAACATACGATAACTTCTGTTCACACATCCTCAAATGTCTACGATAAAATTCTAATTCGTTTTCTTTCTCTATTTTCTTTGCACTGATCTCGGCCAGAGATACAACATTATTCTTTGGGTCCGACATTGTTCGTCCTTTAATAGTACATTGATGGGTCCGGTTTTCCTTCTATTCCAAACGAGAACGACACACGAGATTCCCTTGGGAATACTTGGTGATGCGTCTGTCTTGGTAAATAAACATACATACCTGGCTCAAAATCAAACTGTTCTTCGTTGTTAATGCCTTCTACTTTTAGACCGACAGTACTAATAACCTGAACTAAGAACACATCCATCGCATCTTTGTGCCAAGGGTATGACCCACTAGCACGACCGAAACCACTGAACGCAATGTTTGTAATTTTATTTTCGTGTAAGGTAAACACGTCTTTCAATTCTGTATATATCGTTCTAGCAAACTCCGGTGAACTACCGCGAGTATGAAACTGGTTTAGACCTATACGCATTTTATCTGAGTTTCTATCGTATAGTTTATCTGGATGTGAGTCCATCATATGCATGAACTCATTCCAATTATAAGTCTCTTTCATATCAAACGGCAGTCTGCCTACGAACGGAGTCTTGGTGCGAATGTTTTCTTCGCGGTCTTCAAATATACCATAATAATCTTCTGACATTAGCTATTCCCAATATTGTATTTTGGTTGTAGTGTCCACTCAGATTTATCTCTGTATGAGATAATTTTAATTTGTCTCATAGGTGCACAATCTCGTGCGACCTCTTTGTTGACAATCCCGACTAATCCCCAATCTGCTAGCAGAGTGGCAATTGTGTTACGTCTCTCCATATCGGAGGTCTCTAGATTAGACTTTTTTCCGTCTAGTAGAAACAACTCTTTGAAGTGGACGATGAAATACCTACCTTGCTTATGCAAGATATGGCATGACTGATATAGCGTATTATCTCTTCTGGAGGCAACACCTATACGCGTTAAAGTTTCTCTAACTTTAAGAAAGTCGTCTGGTTCTGATAGACTGATTTCTAACATCATATCAGAATTCCATTGAACAAGATTATTCTCTTCCACCTTTGGCAACCTTATCTTTAATTGTTTTTATTTGTGATTCCGTCAAGAGCCCTACAACTTGTTTCGCTTTCTGTTCACTGTAACCAAAATATTCCTTGATACATTCCATGTCAGCTCTTTGCTCAGGTTTATCCCATTTAGAGAATCGCTTCTTCTTCCTTACAATATTTATAAGAAAGTCGTACTGCATTTTATCATCTAAGTGATGCAGTCTATTCATTTCGTTAGACAAAAGTATAGTGTCTGGGAAATAAGATAGAGACCTATTCACGACAAACCCATTATAGTATTTGACGTTGTCTGCATCATTGTCTATCAAATTTACTTTAGTGTCATTTATACTTTTTAGAAAATCAAATGGACTCACGCCTTGACCTCTACGTTCGCCATGACTTCAGTCATACATGCGACAAGATTCAATTCATGATCCGCAACAAATGCATTCTTGTATTGATAATCCGCAAGGATAAGTACCAACTGAGGAATACTGTTTGGGGCGACGTGGTCATACATTTTATCGTAGACACCACGGAAGATTGAGGCTGGTTCGACATCAATATTGTTAACCACCCACGACCGCATCTTCTTGAAATTCTTCTCACGGATTGCGCTGAATAATTGTGTGTAAGTGTCAGAGATATCTGCACTCGCACTCATGGGGACATTGAGAGTACCAGACATAGAACCCTTCTGACTCTCATTCAGCACACGTCTCCAATCTGGTGCATGTTTCATGATGACATTCGCCACCACATTGTTGTCGAACTCCACTCCCTCTTCTTGCAAGATTCCTTGGAGTCGCTGCATGAACCCACCGCATAGTGAGGTCATAGTTTTCTTGTCGAAGTTGAAGGCGTATTTAGAACACCTTGAGTGTAGAGGTTCGATGATACGATTCTCAAAATTACATGTCATGATGAAACGACAATTATTTGAGAACTCTTCGATGAACCCACGGAGAGCAGGTTGCGTCGATTGGGGGTTTAGATAGTCAGCCTCATCTAGGATGACAACCTTGTAACCACCGGACAGAGACACAGAAGAGGCAAACTGTTTAATCTTACCACGCAGTGTATCAATGTTACCTTCTTCAGACCCGTTGATGACAATATAGTCTAGGTCAAGTTCCTCACAGATCGCACGTGCGACTGTGGTCTTACCAGTACCGGCAGTGCCGGTGAACATCATGTTGAGGATCTCACCACCATCCACGATGTTTTGAAATGTTTGTTTTAGTTCATCCGGAAGTATAGTTTCCGAAACTTTCTTCGGGCGGTACTTCTCTACCCACAAAAACTCATTGCTCATGTACAACTCCATAATATAAATTAACTTTCAATGGGGGATATTATACTACAAATACTCCCTCATGTAAACCTTCTTCAGACAATTATTTATAATTATCTTCAGTTTCATCAGCGTAGTTATGATTAACTTTTGCGTGATGTTGTTCATCTTTTCGCACATATTTTATCATGTCAGACAGTAGTGCATCTTCCAACATTCCATAGTATTCAATTGATATCTGAGGTGCCGGCACGTCTTCGATTGCCCCAGATTCTATCAACGCTAAGTAATTAGTATAACTACGCACAGCCTCGTCCTCAAAGTAACCCACCATGCGATGAGCGGTCTTAGGGAATAGGATGTACAGCACTAGGTAATAGTGCCAGAATACGAATTGTGCGATGATAATTATTATACGTTCTAGCATGGATGGTTGGACTACCTCCATGAAGAACATTAGATGTTTTCTCTCGTTCTCTGCTTCAGCAAGTAACTCATGTATCTTAGTACCGTTACCAGACTGAAGTCTTCGCAGACTTTTCAGGTGAGTTAACATACCACCCACCATGCCTGGGACCCCTGCAACTGTTTCTAAAACAAGTGCACGATGTCCATAACGATTACCGAAGAAAGTATCCGCAAAGAACCTAAAAAATGCGGTCATTGACCGCGCTACAAAATCAGATATTTTTCCGTGTGTCATTCCTAGTTCCAACAAGCTTGAACTTGTATTTATTACTAAACGAACATAAAACAGTATGACTTTTTTCTATGATGAAGATTATATCTATTCATATGTAAGTGGAGCTCGGAGTCGGAATCGAACCGACGACCTGCTGATTACAAATCAGCTGCTCTGCCTGCTGAGCTATCCGAGCGTGTTCTTACGTCTCTTACGTTTTTCTGTAAGAGTACGTACTATGTATATGCGCGTGAACGCAATAACTGAGATCCCAGCCGTTAAAGTTGTAGACAAAAATACCGGATCAGTATTTCCCCACTGAACAATAACCAACCAAGTGAAGAATATGTTAAGAGGATAGTTTATGAGAGTGCCCAAAGACACATGTATCAGCGTTTCTCTCGCTATCTCTTTGTCATAATACTTCATAATTAAAGACGGTTCCCTGAACCAAATAATTCATAATATAGATGTTTCAACTCGAATCATATCCTAGGGCAAAGACATTATGATTCAGGGAACCGAAGGGGTTACTTCTTAGACGCTTTCGACTTCGAAGTTTGTGTTTCCTTTGCGGACTCTTCTGCGAATGCCTTTGCGACATTCTCATAAAGTGCAACAACACTGACTGCTTGGTCACGTAATTGACCAATGGTGGTTAGTTCTTCACCTTTGAAACCGCCACGAGTGACTACGGTATCTACTACCGCAACACATGAACGTGCAACACGATTTGCTAGGTCATTTAAATTTTTCTGGTCTTCAGTCATTTTATGCTCCGTAAGTAGATGACTTTTCAAGTGCAATAAAGTATTGCGTTTCTGAAGTGATTGATTTGAAGTGAGAGATCAGTTTCGTAGAAACAGATACTTCGTAATCTTCACCCAACAGCTTCATGTTTCCCACACCCATGATAAAGTTAAAGTCGGCACCTTCGGGGAAACTGCCTTCAACCAATACAGAGAATGAGTTAGACGTAGAATCATTTGTATCGACTACTGTGACTTCAATCGAATTTCCGTTTGGACGGATAGAGATATTGTCGTAACCAAGCGCAGATGATGCACGTTTGATCTTACTTAGGGTTTCGTTAGTAAGTAAGAACTTGACTTCACACTCTGGCATGACGATGTCTTTCTTAGGTGCAGAAAGCATCTCAGGATCAGAGTAGAAATATTTCACAGATGATAGACCACTGCCGTCCGATACGGTACAGAAACTGTCCCCAAAAGTGATTGATGGACGGTCTACCAGAGACAACACAGACAAGAACTCAGAGAGATCATAGATACCGAACGTATTCGGAAAACTCTCTTCAATCTCAGCACGAGATACGATGTTCTTTGCGATAGACATAGTCTTCAAGACGTTACCGCCATTGACTACAATGTTGGGATTGATAGTCGAGAAGTTACGCAGTATCTCGACGGTGCGATTAGATAGTTCCATTGAATGTTTCCTCAGTTAATATGGTGACCATTATATAACATTTGTGACCGTCTGTCAAGTGCTTTCTCTCATTCGACTGAAGTTTTTATCTTTGACGAATGTCAGCTTGCGTTCGAAGTGAGCATCCTCAAGTTCAGTCTTGTGGGAGATAACAAAGACATTAGTGTCATCTTTCAAAGTGTCGATGATCTTCATAAGGTTATCAACACCCTCACCGTCCAACGAAGAGTCGAACGTCTCATCAAGTATCAACAAATTAGTCGATACCGAATTCTTCATCTTAGCAATCTGTCGCCACGTAAACAGTAGAGACAAATCAATACGCTGTTTCTCACCCTCAGAGAATGAGTCGTATGAGAACGTATCACGGTACCGTGACCGGATGGTCTCACTAAAACTATCGTCCAACTCAAAGTGGACAAAGAAATCTAGAATCTGCAAGTACTTGTTCGTCAACTCATTGATGACTGGCACGTACTGTTTAATGATCTTAGTCTTGATTCCAGTGTCACGAAGTAACTCACTTGCGATACGGTTGTACGCAGCCCTCTCGTTGAGGATAAACTTCTCATCTGTCCTTTCGTGTAATTCGGAATCCAGAGTCGTTAGATCTGTATTTGCCTGACCCATATCACCATGATTCTCTGTCATGTCCTGTAGGTCCTGCTGTATCTTTCCAATAGATCGTTGCAGACGACTGATAGTCTGGTTGTTATTGTTCAAGTTGTTTTGATCAGCAAGGCACTCAGAGAGTTGGGTTTCAAGACTAACAATCTCTTCCTGATACTTTCCTTGTTGTTCTTCTGCCTTATCCATGGCTTGCTTGAGTTCTTTCGCTTTGAGATGTGCACACTCTTTCTTGTCGTGTCTCAGATCTTCTGCAATGTCTTGGTCACAAGTAGGACAGTGTTCATGGTTATCAAAGAACTTTGCCTCTTTGACCACTGCCTTGACCTGAGTCTTGAATTGTGCATAGTACTGGTCTAGTTGTTGTTTACTAGAACGTACTGTGCCGAGATTCTCATTGATCGTAGGTAACAAAGTATTGACAGTCTCAGACAGAGTCGTATTGACTGTGTTGAGTTCACCTATCTCCGTCTGTAGTTCTGATATCTCACCCTCTTTATCTTTACGGTGTTGAGTGTTGATAGCAGTAAGGTCACGGATATACTTCTTCTGTGAGTTTATCTTGGTCTTAACTACCTCAATAGAATGAGTGTTGTTCTCTAGCTCGCCCTTTAGGAGAGAGGTCTTTTCCTTGAGTAACATGTTCATCTTGGAGAAGATGTTAATGTCAAGGAGGTCTTCTATCACGTCACGCCTAGATGTTGAGTTGAGTTGCATGAAGGGGATAAAAGACGACGAGCCGAGAACAACGATCTGGTGAAAACTCTTGTGAGACATCTGTAAGACGTTCTTCTCAAGAATCTCTTGATATTCACGTGCGTGTGAACTCTGGTTAATCATAGTACCGTCTTTGTAGATTTCAAACTTGGCAGGTTTGATTCCACGCACTACACGGTATAGTACACCATTT